AAATCCCGAATGCTACTCGACAACTGGCGCTTGATCTGGACGCACTACATTTCCGACAACATGGTATCAATGTCGGAGTCGATAAAGCGCCATGCAAACCAGCTTAGTGCCTTGTCCGGATGCGGCTTTGACGTTGAGCATGAGCGAGTTAATCAACTGATCGTTAGCCAGGGCCATAGCGCAAAGGAAAATCTAAACCGGATCAACTGGGCGCTGGAAAATGCTAGAAACGCCCGATGAGGTTGAATACTTCGATGACCCTGACGATGTGCGTTCATTGTCATCGAAGGCGGCAGAGAGGGAAGAGCTAAGGCGGCTGATGGATGATTGGATAGCCGAACACGGAGAGCCGATAACGCAGGGAGCTACAGAGACCGTACCGTTTAAGCCGGTATGGGGCCAGGAACATAATCAGAGATTGAAGGCGAGAAAGAATGAATGCAGCAATCCCAAGAGTTGAAGCGTCACCACTAACAGACCGCGAACGGTGTGCGATGGCAACAAAATTAATTAGAACGCAGTTTCCGGAAAGTAGTGAGGCAAATTTAATGATGGCCGTAATCGAGCAAGCATTGCGCGATTTGCTTATAGGTGATGTAGAGTCAAACGGAAAAATTATCCCTCATGCGGATAGGGCAAGCGCTGCAAGATACTTGAGCGGGAGCATTCATCACGCAGAAATATGCGGAGTCGAATCGGAATGGATTAGGAGGGTGCTTGCAAAAGTAGGGCTTGATGAAAGATTAAAAACTTGAGTTCGTACTAATTGACTGAAGGCAAAGGGACTGCTTAACAAACCGGATTAAACAGGCGAGGCTTATAATGAGAATCCCAGACTCAGCGCGAATGGCATTAGTGATAGCGTTCAGTTACGGCAAGACGCAGCCATCTTTTGAAATATACGAGAAACCGAAGCGGGAGACGAAGAAAATCCGAAGAACACCAACTTACGGAAACCCGATAAGCTCAAAAGAGACGCGCAGCAGCAGGGCCAGCACGACTGCAAGGTGCGTGGACGCTATCCAGATTGGGCATATTCTGAGAGTGGCAGAAAGCCCGGCCATGGATGTTTTTGTACGGGATTGGCTCCGGTTTGCCTATGACGAAGATTGCCCTGCCGAGGTTAGCAAGAGGGTTTATCTCTGCCTCATGATGGAGTGGGCCACACTAATAAGCAGGTCGAAACCAATTAGTGAAGGGCTGATGGGCCATTATGACCAGCTCGGTAAGGTTGCTATGGCTGAGTTCAGGAGTACCGTTTCTAACGGCAAGCCCCGATACAAGACCTCGGAAAAGTGCGAAATATTGGGGCTTAACCCTGAAGCAGTAAAAAACTGGGGCCGCGATTGGCAGCCGCATTTGACTGATATGATTAAGATTTTAGACGATGCCGACAGGGAAGGATTAGGCCCAATAGCTAATCTACTGCATGAGTTTGCCGCCTGATTTTAAATACAGTGCTGTATTAACGTACAGGTGTTGAGTCTTGAGGAGTTTTGACCTATAATTTTCTAGTCTGGGCAAAATGCCCCACGAAAGAAAGAATTCCCCCTCAAAACCCCTTAACCGGGGTTTTTTTATGCCCGGAGATTGACCGGGCTTTTTTTATGCCCGGAACAACCCTAGAGGATTCCAAATGCCAGACGAAATTGAAGAAATTGTAGAGGACTCCATCGGAGCAACCGAAGCAGAAGATGCCGTAGATACCTCAACGGTTATTGAAGGCGATGAGGACACGTCAGCAGCCACAGAAGGTGAAGAAAGCGACCTTCCCGAAGACGTCTATTACGACATAGACGGCGAGGAAGTAAGCGCAGCCGACATCAAGAAGTGGAAGTCCGGTCACATGAAAGACGCTGACTACACCCAGAAAACACAAGCGCTATCTGAATCACAGAAGGCCGTTAAAGCACAGCAGGCACAACTAGCCGATGGGCTAAACATGCTGGCCGAGATGGAATCTGAAATTGAAAGCCTTGCGCTGGGTGATTTGAAAAACGTTGACCTTGACGAGCTGTTGGCGAACGAGGACACCGCCGAGTATTTGAAAGTGAAGGGCCAGATGGAGAAGCGCGGCAAAGTGCTTGAATCCCTGAAAGCCAAGCACGCAAAACTCAAAAGTGAACTCGGTAACGAAGCAGCAAAGCAAATCGCAGAGTCACTGGGCTGGCAAGACGAAGCCAAGCGCAAGTCAGACATCGACGCAATCACGAGTTACGCCAAAGACGTGGGCATTACCGATCATGAATTTGAACGAGTAACAAGCCCGAAAGTCATGGAAGCAATTCTGAAAGCAGCGAAGTACGACAAGTTAATGGCGAACAAGCCAAACGTGATGAAGCGAGTTGTTAAAGCCCCGAAGGTCTCAAAGCCTTCAACATCGAATTCAAAACCAAACCTAAAGCCGTGGGAACGCATGTACGGCACCGATTGAGGAAATCACAATGTCTCTACTTACCCTTTTAGACTGGGCTAAGGGTCTTGACCCTAACGGCTCACAAGCAATGGTGGCTGAAGTTCTGTCGCAGAAAAATCGAATGGTTGAAAAGATGCCGTTCAGACAAGGCAATTTGACCACCGGACACCGCGCAACAATCCGAACTGGTTTGCCTACTCCTACTTGGAGAATGTTCAACCAAGGTGTTGCACCCACCAAAAGCTCTAAAGCACAGATTGACTTCCAGTGCGGAATGATGGAAGACCGGTCACACGCTGACGTTGAGCTGGCAAACCTGGGCGGCAATCCGAAAGAGTTCCGCTTCAGTGAGTCCAAGGCTCACTTGGAAGGTATGGCGCAAGAAGGTGCGGCCACTATGTTTTACGGTTCACCATCAAACCCTAACGAGTTTGTCGGGTTGGCTCATTACTATAATGACCTGACTGCTGAAAGCTCTGACAATATCATCCTGTGCGGCGGCTCCGGCTCCGACCAGACTTCTATTTATCTTACTGGCTTCGGTGAAAATGCTACTTACGGCATATTCCCGAAAGGCTTCACATCTGGCTTATCTCATCGCGATCTGGGCGAAGACGATGTGAATGACGAAGACGGCAATCCGTTCCGCGCTTACAAAGATTTGTATCAGTGGAAGCTCGGGCTGGTTGTTGAAGATTGGCGCTACAACGTTCGTATAGCCAACATTGAAGTGAGTGATTTAACTGCTCGCACATCAACCCAGGCTGTTACGGCCTCGACTTCGGTCATTTATGCGATGATGAGCGCGATTGATCTGATCCCCGATCCTAACGCTGTTGACCTGAGTTTTCAGGCTAACCGGACTGTGTTAGCCGCACTTCGTAAAATCTACTTCGACAAGTCTTCAGACGTGGTGACCATTGAGCCTGCTGTTAACCAGTTTGGCAAGTCTATCCACGCACTGAAATTCATGGGCATTCCGGTTGAAATGAACGATGCCTTAATCAACACAGAACAAGCGCTTTCATAAGGAGACATCATCATGATGCTTGATAAACAACTGCAATTTTCCAGCTCCCAAGCGCTTAGCTCAACCGGCGCTGCTGGCGAAACTTCTATTGATTTAGAGGTGGTTCGGTCTATCGGTCACGGCACTCCATTGGAAGTCGTGATTTCGGTAGAAGTAGCGGCCGACCAGACTTCAGGTGACGAGGATTATACCTTTGACCTGGAGTATGCGACCGCTGCTGACCAATCAACAGGACGTCAAGTCATTGGTCGCCGCGTCTTTGAGTCTGGCACTCCTGCTGCTCCGGCGCAGAACGCTGACTTATTGGTGGCCGGTTATCAGTTCACCATTCCTGTCCCTGCGGTAAGCATGGATGAGAACGCCCGTTACTTGGGTATTCGTGGAATTTTGGCTGGATCAACGCCGACCATTACCATTTCTGCATGGTTGCAACCTATGGAAATGGTTGCTCACGCCAAGCAGCAATACGCTAATGGTTACGTCCACACTGTATAAGGAGTGAATGATGCGAGTTAAAGCAAAGTTCAAGCACCGCAAGTTCGGTTATTACGGTGGTGATCGTCGATATAATGGTGACGAATTCGTTCTGGCAAAGCCTGAAGACTTCTCCGAAACCTGGATGGTCAAGCTAGACGAAGACAAACCCAAGAAAGTCCGGAGAGTTAGCACCTCAAAGGATGACGACGAGGTAGGGGGCTTATAGCCCCCTTTCTTTTATGTCGACTATCTCAACGTACGCAGAGTTAAAGGACGCTGTTCAGAAGTACTCGAAGCGTAATGATTCGCTTTCGATGCTGGACACTTTTATCGATTTAACCGAGGCCGACATCTGGGAGGCGCTTCGCGTTAAAGAAATGGACGTTCTGGCCACGGCATCGGCTTCTACTGTTGAAAGGTTTCTACCGTTGCCGAACGGCTTCATTAAGATGCGTCGATTAAAAATTCAGATTGGTGGTATTTGGCATGACATGAATTCCCGAGATTTGAAGAACATGAACATTCTTGACAGCGTTGGCGTCCCTTGGGAATACGCAATTACAAGCGAGATCGAGTTCAACCGTATCGCTGACATCGCTTATCCGTTGGAAATGCAATACTACGTTGAGCTTGACGCACTTAGCCCGACAAACACAACCAACGATGTTCTACTGAATTACCCAAAAATATACTTGGCTGGTTGCCTTCACCAGTTTTATCAATGGGCGCTAATGGAAGATAAAGCGGAATATTGGAGCGGTATATTCGACAAAGAAGTTGCCCGCGCTAACCGTAAATCCAGACTCGGTCGATACGGGCCAGCGCCCGCCATGTCTGT